TCTCGACCAGAAACTGGGGGTACTGGTTAACCAAAGAACTAATGGTTTACTTGGTACCTCCCCGCAGGCCATATGAGGCCCCACGACCTATTAGTAAGGTCGTGACTTTCTCAGCTTTAGATTGACGCGCTGAGGACGTCCAGAACGCTCCAAATGTCTCACGTCAGCGAATGGCAAATCGCTGCGTTTAGTGAGACATTTGAGCAGGGCTCCAGAACCATCAAGGAAATCCCTCGGTGGAACTGAAGATACCACATATCCCGTAACCAACGGGGTTTGGGTATCCTTGTCATAAGAATCGGAATCAAACATTCCGAACTCATGACGGCCGAGCACGGGGGAACTAGGAAGTACACGAGGGTAATGTGAAATTACCTTCCTGACCTCCTGGTCCAGCCAATCACAAGTCGTAAAGTAGCCAGCCTCGAAAAGCTGGTTCCTTAACTCGACAAGTGAGTTGACCTCCGATGCGTCCTGCCGTTGGGTAGGGAATAACCGCCTGACTTTGACAATACTGACGTCGAAGCCATCGTAATACTCCTTACCGCAAGACTCACGGAACTTACCGTTCCAGTAAGACTTGCCGACATTGACTACACACCCAAAAGTGTGGAGTGTGTCGACAACGGTATGCACGTAGTCTACGGGGACAATTATGTCGTCTCCGTAGATGCGCGTCCGGTCCCTAAGAATGCGAAATGCATCCTTTGGGTTTAGGTGTGTGTTAAGCTCACGCTCAACCCCAAGGAGAACCAAGGTTAGGAAAACCATGGCCTCCACAGGGAAAGTGAGAGCTGAACCCATACTCGCGAACTTGGCCAGGCGTATTACGCCATGACCAGGTACGTCAGCTTTTCGAGATCTGCATCCGTCAACCATCTCCAGCAAATGGGGATGGTTGCGGAGCATGCCTCTAACGAGCTGATTCGAAACGCGATCGGATGCCTCGCTCAAGTCGAGCGTGGCAAGGTTACCCGAAAGGGAACCCTCCTTGGCCAGGCGCTGGTTAGGCGTCTGGTCCGAGAATCCGAGCACTGAAGCTGTAATCTTGTTAGATTCCAGCTCCTCTAGGAACTCCGGTAGTAGCCCCTGCTGTGCATATTGCATAGCAGCGGGCTCCATACCAATGATCCTAGGCGTTTTGAGCGACTTAGGAACGGAAACAACCTTAACGGGTATTTCCGCTTCGGGTTCGAGTATGTCCACGGCATCCAACTGGTCATAAAATCTCCAGTTGGGGATAAGGTTCTCTCCCGAGGGAAAGATCCTTTCCAGCCGCGAGGGCCATGTACACTGACGAAACTTTGCGTTTCCGCGAAGTTTGTCGGCAGTGGAACCTGGTCCATGCTTTGGCGTGATCTGTCCATAATAGACCTTTCGGTCAATTCTGGAAAAGATAGACGCGTAAAGCATATCTGAAAGGCGT